GTAGAGCTGTTAGTGGCTAGGCTGCTAACATCTATTTTTGTGACCGCACTTTCACCAGTTCCATCAGATGTGTTAGTAAGCTGTATAACCGCTATCCTATCACCATCTTGTATGGTTGTTGTTGTAACTGCATCTGCCATTACTTACTCCTATCTTTCAACCATTACATTAATGTAATCAATTGTCATAGTTTTTGCTACTGCTTCACCATTTTGAATACCAAATGAAATAGTTAGATCTTCATCATTTGGAAAGTTAGTATCTACAAGAAAAGGTTGCGCTAAAGGCTCTGCATTATTAACAGAGTAATGGACATTTGAAGTATTTGGGTCAATAAACCAACTTAAAGTAATAAATGTATCATTTGCCATAGTAGCGATACTTGACGCTGTAGTAGCGGTATTGTTTTTCTCAATAGCTAGATCAACTGTCGCTGCTCCATCTGATTTAATGAAATAAATACCATCTGTTACATCAAGAGGAGAGGTATCAGTTATGTGTAATCCCATTACGAAATCACTTTGAGTGGCATCACTTACTTTAAATCTGCTTGAAAAGAAAGCTCTTTTCCCAGCAGCAAGCCTAAATGCTTCGCCTTTTAGCTGTAAGAAGTCTAAATCGTTATCTCCAGCAGCGTTGGTAAGCAATAAAGCCCCACCAGCGGATGAAGTAACTGCTTCTGTTGCACTACCTGTGCCAGCTTCAGTTGTAGTGATTGTCCAATCACCAGAGTTGTACGTCATAAAGTCATTAAAATAACCGTAGTACGTTTGATCCGATGGATATGGTTGAAACATCGGTAAATCTTTTTTACTTTTACTAGCAACAGTATTACCTGCCCATAGTATAAGATTTTGGAAATGCGGATTAGCCATTATGAACTCCTTTTATTTGTATTAATGGAAACCTTGCGGTCCTCATCAAGCTAATTAACAAATTTTAGTTTAACTCTTGAATTATTTTAAAGCAAGAACAAAAAAAGGGGCCGTTAAGCCCCTTAGAAATTGTAGTTGAGTGATAAACGCTACAATAAACCGTTCGTTAAGCTCCTTGAGAACCGTAAACGGCTCTGAAGTTAGAATATCCGAATGAATATCTTTCTCTAGCTTTGTATCTCATGTTTCCAGTATCGAAATCACCTTCTAATGCAGTTTGCATTGGAGATCTTTCAAAATACTTAAATCCATCAGGACAGTCTGTTTTCAAGAAGAAAGCATCTGTATCTGTTAGATAATGATTTACAACATAGCCATCAGGAATCATACCTTGATTTCTGATTGAGTTAATGTCGTTGTCAGAAGTACCAACTCGCCCAGGAGTTTGTAATAATCTGTCAGCAACAAACTGCAACTGAGGTGGAACAATTAGCTTCATTCCTTTTAGTGCAATATTAAGACCTTTATCATCCGTAAATGTAGAGATATTAATTAATGCATCTTCAAGTGAAGTTTCATTAAGATCCGCCATAGTGGTTGCTCTATTTGCTAAAGTACCGCCGCCGCCTAGAGGGTGAGCAGTATTGATTAACGATACACCATCTCCGCCAGTTGTAGAGAACGCATTGTTCAATACAGCTGCAGCTTTGATTTGCTTAGTATTAGCCATAGATCTAGCTAATGCTTTTGTGTATCTGGAACCAAGACGATCATACAGATTATCTTCGACAGCTTCTTCTGTTAGCGCGAATGCTAAAGCCACTGTTTCGTGGGTATAACGAGATGTATAACCTTCGTTAGCTGTATCAAATCTGACACCGCTACCTTCGGATTTTACTTCTGCATTACCAAACCCTACTATTAGAGTTTCTTCTTCAAACGCTCTATCAGAAGTTTCACTGTCGTAAATTTCTGTATGTTGAGCTTCGTATCTAGCATATTCCATGCCGAACAAGGCATTTAAACCTGGCTCTAATTCTTTCGCTAATTGCGCTCTATTAATTGCCATTATTTATACTCCTGTTGGGTCGACATAGAAATGCTCATTAAATTTAACAATCACATTCACGTTAGCTGAACCTGTTGCACTGTTATCTGGGTCACTCGAAAAGCCCATAATTCTGAACGTAGCAGTTGTGGCTGCTGTTGTTCCAGATAATTCTACTGCTGACATACCAGTTTTGGTAGATCCGGCAGTGTAAGAAATATCTGCGTTCAAACCGACATCAGTTTGAGCTGGAGAACCTGCACTTTGAATTTCAAATACAGCGTCAGGGTCGTCTACTACGAACGCAACGATATCGGACGAAACAGTGCCATCAGGGTAGTGAGAGCTGAAAACAGGCTCACCTGAAGAGTTTGTAAATTTACATCCTCTAAATACACCAATAGACTCATCACCAGCAGCAGAAACTAAAATAGTACCTGTGTTGGTCATTTTTACTAAATCGCCTGAAAAAATATTCCCAGAAGCGCCAGAAGCAATTGAGTATTCTGTTGTTCCACCAGTTTGTGGTGCAGAACCTAATTTACCTACGACT